AGTGGTTCAGGATATAGGGCAGGAATTCAAACCACTGTAAATGTAGGAGTTGCTACTACCTCTCTCAGTGGATTTAATAAATTTAATATTGGAACCGCCACGATAAGTGGTGGAAATATCGTAAGTATTGCAATTACAAATCCAGGAACTGGTTATACATCAACTAATCCACCTCTGGTGATTATTGATGATCCACTAAGTTACAGCAACATTCCATTAATTTATAGTTCAAGTTCTGCTGGTGTAGGAACCGGTGCTAAAATTGATATAGTAGTTGGTCAAGGATCAAGTGTAATTGATTTTACGATCAAAAATACAGGATATGGTTATGGTAATAACCAATCATTGACTGTTGCTATTGGTGGCACAATTGGCATTCCTACTGACACAAGTAAAACACTAAATGAATTTAAGATTGATATTGCAGAGATAGTAAGTGATGAATTTACTGGATGGTCAGTTGGTGAGTTACAGGTCATTGATAATATTGAAAAATTCATCAATGGAAGTAGAACTAACTTCCCAATTGAAGTTGATGGAGTCGTTACTTCAATTGTTGCAGGTAAAGGATCCAAAGTAAATGTTCAAGATGTAATTATCGTCTTTGTAAATAATATTCTTCAGGTTCCCGGTAAAGGTTACATATTTGAAGGTGGTTCTCAAATTGAGTTTACAGAAGCTCCTAAGATCGGTGACACTGTTGAAATTATTTTCTACAAAGGAACCGGTTCTCAAGACGTTGTGTTGAGAGAGATTATTGAAACTGTTAAAGAGGGTGATACACTTCAAATTCAAAATAATGATATATTTACGAATGAAGAAGTAAGATCTGTTAATTTTGTATCTGGAACTGATGTTGCAGAAACAAATCCTTATCGTGGTCCTGGTAACGTTCAAAATACTGCTTTACTTAGACCTGTTGTTTGGTGTAGACAAATTGAGGACAAAATTATCAACGAAAAAGAAGTTGGTAAAAATAGGGAACTCTATGAACCAGTAGTTAACCCAACGGCACATATCATTAAAACAGTTGGAGTTGGTGCTACTCAAATTTTCGTTGATACACTTAGACCTCTATTTAATATTCGCAATGAAATTACTGATAAGGTAAATCTGACTTTCCAAAATAAAGTTAAATTTATTCCACAAGATGACAAAGTTTCTGCTGCTGGAACTGCGATTGTTTCAACTGCAGGAACAATTACCTCTGTTGCTATTTCCACTGGTGGTGTTGGATACTCAGATGCATTAGTAAGTTTTGGTAGCACAAATGGAGTTGGCATAGGAACTACAACAACTGCTCTTGGTACAGTTACAATTGGTGCGGCAGGCACTATTACAGGTGTTGCGATCACTAATCCTGGTCTTGGTTATACTCAAACTAATCCACCTCTTGTTCTGTTTAGTCCTCCTACAAGAGGGGTAGAGGAAAATGAAGTTAATTCTTATAATGGCGACAATGGAGTAATTGTTGGATTTGGTACTACCTCTGTAGGAATTGGAACAACTCAGTTCATCTTTGATTTACACATTCCACTTGATTCTTTCCTAAGAAATGTTGGATATAATACTGATATTGTTGCAACAGCAGTGACTGCAAGTTCACTAAGTTCTGGCGATTACTTCATGGTATTTAATTCAAATGTAGGATCTTCTTCAACATCTATTACTTCACTCGATACCTCTGGTAATACAGTGGGGATTGGAACTTCTAATATTGATAATATATACTTTGTTCAAAGTGCTGAAACTGTATATCGACCAACGGGAGTTAACTCTGAGGGAGTGGGAATTGGTACATCTCACATTACTAGAGTCTTTGTTAATGTTAATAATAACTTCCCATATGGTTCGGGCATTCAAACGTCTAATTCATTCGGTGAATTTAGTTGGGGAAGAATTGATCTTAAGTCAAGGTCTAAAGTGACTTCCTATAATGCGTTTACTACTGGTGGTATTGGTGGTATATCTACCTCTACATTCGTTCAAAGGTCCAAATCACTAAGATTTAAAGATTATGATATTTGAACTAATAAATAAAGAAAAAAACTGTGTGTAATGGCTGCAATTATAACTGATCAAATTAGAATATTAAATGCAAAGAATTTTGTTGCAGGTGTAACTACCTCTACCAATGCATATTATTCTTTCATTGGATTAACGAACGCAACTGATTACAGTTCAACATGGGATCAAGATCCTCCTTCACCAAAAGATAGTTTTGATGAGGAGAATCAGTATTGGGATTCAATGGTTGCTCTAAAGAAGATAAACTCATCTGATGTAAGACAGGTTGTTTCAAAAATAAACTGGTCTTCAGGAACAACCTATGACATGTATCGTCACGATTATAGTAGAACAAAAACTGCTGCTGTAAGCGGTGCCACTAATTTGTATGCTGCATCATATTTTGTAATTAATAGTGATTTTAGAGTTTATATCTGCATACAAAATGGTACTACTCCTGATACACCAAATGGAGCACCATCTCTTGATGAACCAACACATATTGATTTAGAACCAAGAGCGGCAGGAACAAGTGGGGATGGTTATCTTTGGAAATATCTTTATTCTATCAAACCAAGTGATATTGTAAAATTTGAAGCAACTGCTTTTATGCCAGTTCCTTTAAATTGGGAAACAACCACTGAAAACGCACTTGTAAGGGATAATGCAGTTGATGGATCAATCAAAGTGGCTACCATTACTGATAGGGGAGCAGGTGTTGGACCTGCTGGTGCTACTCGATATGCTAACGTTCCAATAAAAGGTGATGGAACTGGTGCAGAATGCACTATTGTTACCACCAATGATCAAAGAGTTGACTCAATAACAATAACCAACCAAGGTTCTGGATATACCTTTGGTAATGTGGATTTAGCAGCAGGAAACGTTCCGAGTGGAACAACAAGACCTACTTTTGATGTAATTATTTCTCCTCAGGGAGGACATGGTAAGGATATCTATAGAGAATTGGGAGCAACTAATGTTCTTCTTTATTCTAGAATTGAAAATGATAATGAAAACCCTGATTTTATTACTGGAAATCAAATTGCAAGAGTTGGTCTTGTAGAAAATCCAAAAACTACTTCAAACACTTTACTATCTGCTGATAAAGCAAGTGCCGTTGGTGCTTTGAGATTGGCAGGAGCAGGATATAGTTCTGCTGCTTTTTCTGCCGATTCTTATTTTACTCAAACTGTATCTACAGGGACAACTGCTCAAGGAAGAGTAATTAGTTATAACCAAACAACGGGTGTTTTGAAGTATTGGCAAGATAGAACAGTTGCTGGATTTAATACAGTTGGAACTGCTCAAACTACACCAACTTATGGATTTGATTTAACAGAGTTTACTTCTGCTCCTGCCACAGGTGGTAGTTTGATAATCACTCCAACAACAGGTGTTGATTTACAAATTGACTCAAACTTTAGTGGTATCCAAACCACAATAAATAGTAGGACATATAATCTTGGTCTTACTTTTACGGATGGTATTGCACCTGCAGAAGTGAAAAAATATGCAGGAAACATTGTTTATGTTGATAATAGACCATCCATAACAAGGTCATCTAACCAAAAAGAAGATATCAAAATTGTTTTGCAGTTCTAAAGAATTATGCCACAGCAGACGAACCTCAACGTAGCACCATATTTTGATGACTTTGATCCATCTAATGATTACCATAAGGTGCTGTTTAAACCTGGATATGCTGTCCAGGCTAGGGAATTAACATCTCTCCAATCGATTCTGCAGAATCAAATCGAAAGATTTGGTCAGCACTTCTTTAAAGAAGGTGAAAAAGTTATACCAGGAAATACTGGGTATAATAGAATTTACAAATGTGTTCAATTAGTGAACACATTTCAAGGAGTTCCAGTCTCTGCATATGCTGAACAGTTAGAAGGAACTCAAATTACGGGTTTGACTTCCGGTGTAACGGCATATGTTGATTCGGTTCTTCTTCCTGAAGACTCTGAAAGAGGAAACCTCACTCTCTATATTAACTATTTAAACTCAAGCACAGCAAACAATTCAACTGAAGTGTTTAGTGATGCTGAAGAACTTGCTTGTAGCGAAGTAATTTCCTCAGGTCTTTTAGGAAACAGTACAATTAGTGCTGGAGCTCCATTTGGTTCTACCATATCAAATGATGCTGGACAGACTGGTTCTTCATTTCAAATTCAAAATGGAGTTTACTTTATAAGAGGAAATTTTGTAAATGTTGACAAAGAAACTTTAATCCTTGATCAATATGGAACAACTCCAAGTTATAGAATTGGTCTTTTTGTAAATGAAGAAATAATTACTGCAGATTTAGACGAAACTCTCAACGATAATTCTCAAGGATTTAATAACTATGCTGCACCCGGTGCAGATAGACTTAAAATTAGCACCTCTCTTATTAAGAAGTCTCTTGACGATTTAGATGATGGATCTTTTGTTGAATTAGGAGTTGTAGTAAACGGAGTTTTACGAACAAAAACTAAAAAAACAGGTCTTGGTAGTGGTGTTGGTTATAATGATATTACTGATGTTCTAGCGAGAAGGACATTTGCTGAATCTGGTGATTATTATGTAACTCCTTTTGATATTACTATGAAGGAGTCTCTGAATAATAATAGAGGAAATGGTGGCGTATATAATGCAGGTCAATTTACGTATGGTGGTTCTGCACCTTCTGACGATCTTGCATTGTATAGAGTCTCTGCTGGTAGAGCATTTGTAAGAGGATATGACATTGAAACTTTAGATGCAACTTATCTTGATGTCGATAAACCAAGAACCACCAAGACAATTGAAGATCAGTCTGTAATTTATAATACTGGACCAACTCTAAAACTTGATAATGTTCATAGAACACCTTCTGTTGGTATTGGTAGCACCTACGTTCTGAGTCTCAGAGATCAACGAGTAGGAACAAGTGCAGAAACTGCTCCTGGTAATGAGATTGGTTTAGCAAGAGTTTACGATTTTAGAATTGAATCTGGCGCATACGATATTGCAAATGCTGATTTAAATCAGTGGGGTCTATCTCTATATGATGTTCAATCATTTACTACACTGACATTAAATCAAGCGACCAGTCTCTCCGTCCCTACATTCGTTAAGGGACAAAGAAGTGGTGCAACTGCGTTTATTAGATCAGCAGTTTCTAATAGTAAAACAGTTACCTTGTACGAAACTCAGGGCGAGTTTGTTGATAATGAACCACTTTTCTTTGATGGTATACTAAATGGTAGAATTGCTATTGCTGCCACCTCTCATGGTATCGGTGATGTAAAGTCTGTTTTTGGAACCACAGATGGTACAACTGGAATTCACACATTTAGTGCTGATACCGTTCAGTCAGTTGCTCTTAATGTTGGTGTTGCAAGAATTACTCCAAGAGACCAAGGTGGAATTAGTACGGTAACTAGCACTAATCCTTTGTTTCCAGGAACAGCAATTAAAACAAATAGTTTAATTCAATATAGTGATCTTGCATCAGTTGTAGGTGATGATAATGATCCTATCGCAGGAAGAATTGTAAGCGTCGGTTCCTCTCATGTCGAATTTGTAGGTGTCACCACTGTTACTGGAATTGTTGGCGGCAAATTGCCAACTGCAATTACCAGTGTATCTGATTTTAAAGTATTAACCACACCGCTTGATCCGTCAACTGATAATTCATTATTTACTAAACTTCCAAAAGAAAACATTGATAGTGTAAATCTCACTGATGCTATTCTAACTGTTAGAAAAACATTTAGTGTAAATATTGCAAGTAATAAATTATCCAGCACAATTACTGCTGAAGATAATGAAGTATTTTTACCATTTACTCCTACTAGATATTCTCTTATTAGAGAAGATGGAACCACTGAAGAATTAACTGCGGATAAATTCACCATTACTTCACCTGGAGGAAAAAGTACTCTTCAGATAAATGGTCTTGGATCTAACGATACTGGATCTACTCTGATTGCGACTATTAGAAAGAGAAAACCAAAAGCGAAAGTAAAGGTAAGAAACAGAGTTCAGTCAATTATTGTTGATAAATCCAAAAATGTTGGTTCTGGTATTGGAACCACAACATTGAACGATGGTCTTACGTACGGAAACTATCCTTTTGGAACAAGAGTTCAGGATGAAACAATTTCACTTAATGCTCCTGATGTAATTGAGATTCACGGTATCTTTGAATCTGCTGACACATCCACTCCTTCTTCACCTACACTTACTTTACAATCAATCACAAGTGCTTCAGCCACTATTGAAGAGTTTACTATTGGAGAATCTATTGTAGGACAAGATTCTGGTGCTGTTGCAATTATTTCTGAAAAAACCTCTATTGCAGATTCAAAAATCGCTATTCTTTACAAAAATGATATTTTGTTTAGAGAGGGTGAAACTATTATTTCATCTGAAACAAATGTAAATGCAGTTGTAAATGCAGCAGATGCATCAAGTTTTGATGTATCTACTAACTTTATCTTTAACAATGGTCAAGAACAAACATTCTATGATTATGGGTCAATTAAGAGAAAATCGGATTCATCAGAACCTACTAGAAAGTTAAGAGTATACTATAAGAGCGCATCATATGAAAGCACTGACGATGGTGATATCACCACAGTTGGATCATATGATAACTTTGATTACTCAAGTGAAATTGGTATAGTTGGAAGTTCTGGTAACTCTGATATTATTGATATTAGACCAAGAGTAAGTTCAATAGCAAGTGTTTCTGAAGGAGATAGATCTCCTCTTGAATTCTTAGGAAGAATATTTACTGGATCTGGAGACTCAGCTAAAAATATTTTAGCATCAGATGAATCACTATTCATTGATTTCTCTTATTATCAGGGAAGAATTGATAGAATTTTTCTGACAAGAGATGGTAAGTTCCAAGTCAAGTATGGTATTCCCTCAGATAGACCAGAACCACCTCTTGTAGTTGATGATGCGATTGAAATTTGCAGCGTCACTTTACCACCATATCTTTATGACACAGTACAAGCTTCGTTGAAGTTTAATACTCATAAGAGATATCGTATGCAGGATATCTACAAACTTGAAGATAGAATCAAAAATCTTGAATATTACACGTCTCTTTCGATGCTTGAGACCAATACTGCTAATTTGTTTGTTCCCGATGCAGATGGTTTAAATAGATTTAAGTCTGGTTTCTTTGTTGATAATTTTACTTCATTCAAACCACAAGAAGAAGGACTTCAGATCAAGAACAGTATTGATGCTGAGAAAAAAGAGTTTAGACCAACTCACTACACCAACTCTGTTGACTTAATTCAAGGTCCTGTTGTTAATAATGACACAACTGCAGATCTTAATTTTGCTCCCATCGAAGGAAATAATGTTAGAAAACAAAGTGATGTCATCACTCTTGACTATGCTGAAGTTGAGTGGTTAAAGCAATCATTTGCTACAAGAACTGAAAGTGTCACACCTTTCTTAATTAGTTTCTGGAAAGGTTCTATGGAACTCACACCAGCATCTGATACATGGGTTGACACCGCAAGAATGAAGGCAAAGATCATCGATGTTGAAGGTGATTTTGCATCAACTCTTGAGTTGCTTGCAAGAACAGAAAATGTTGATCGCCAAACAGGAATGGCACCCATGGTTTGGAACGCCTGGGAAACTAACTGGACAGGAACCACAGTAACAAACACTACACGTAGAAGAGAAACAAATTCCAGTTCTACTTTTGGTATGGGTGGTTGGATTAACAACTTTAGTGGTGGTTTTGGTAACCCTGCACGTCGAATCAGAAGAACAGACACTAGAGTTGTTGAAGATACACTTCAAACTACAGTTGAGACTGGTGTTATGTCCAGATCTGGTACAAGAACAGTAGTCACTGAACAGTTTGATAGAGAGTCTGTTGGTGATAGAGTTGTCAGCAGAGATATTGTTCCATTCATGAGATCTAGAAACATTGAATTTGTTTCTAAGAGAATGAAACCTCTCACTAGAATGTATGCATTCTTTGATGGAGAGGATGTCACAAGATTCTGTGTTCCAAAACTTCTTGAAATTAGTATGGTTTCTGGAACATTTACGGTTGGTGAGACTGTAACTGGAAGAATAAACAGAACCGGTTTAGATCAAGACACTGGCAACACTTCAGCAAACATTACATTTAGAGTTGCTCAGTCAAATCACAGAGAAGGTCCTTATGATGTACCAACAGCGACGTTTACGGAGGATCCATATAATAATACACCACTCTCTGGGTCATACTCATCTACATCAGAAATTTTGAATGTTGACACTTTCTCTCTTTCCGCTGAAGCACAAGGTGAGTTCTTTGGATTTGTAGCACCAGGAATGGTTCTCACAGGAGGATCAAGTGGAGCACAAGCAACAATCAAAGATGTTAGATTACTCTCTGACCTTGCTGCTAATTTGACTGGAAGTTTCTTTATTCCAGATCCAAATTCCTCAGCATTCCCTGAATTTGAAACTGGTTCAAAAAACTTTACTCTTATTAATGATCCAGATAATAATCAGGATCTCTGCAATACGATATCGGAAGAAACTTACACCGCTTCAGGAACTCTTGAAACCATTCAAGAAAATATTCTTTCTATTAGAAATGCAAGAGTTGAGCGTAGACAACAGTTTCAAGAAAGAAATGTTAATCGCGATCTAGGCACACAAGTTGTTGGTTCAAGAAATGTTAGTGGTTCAGTAAGAGAGGAAATTATTGGATGGTATGATCCTTTAGCACAATCCTTCCTTGTGGAAGATGATACAGGTATTTTCTTAACTAAATGTGATATCTTCTTTGCAACTAAAGATGACATGAATATTCCTGTTGTCTTCCAGTTAAGAACAATGGAAAATGGTCTTCCAACTCAAAAGATTATTCCTTTCTCCGAGATTGTTATTGGTCCTGAAGATATAACAACTTCTGCTGATGGTTCTGTAGCAACTACAGTTGAATTTAAAGCACCTGTGTATCTTGAAGGTGGAAATACTGAATACGCCATATGTCTTGCATCTAACTCTACAAAATATAGTGTATACATCTCTCGTATTGGTGAAAACGATCTTCTTTCCGATACGTTTATTTCAAACCAACCATATCTTGGATCTCTATTTAAATCTCAAAACGCATCAACGTGGGAACCAAGTCAGTGGGAAGATCTTAAGTTTACTCTTTATAGAGCAGACTTTATCGAGAGTGGTTCTGTTGAATTCTATAGTCCTGAACTGACTAAAGGCAATGGAATGATTCCAAGACTGATGCCAGATTCACTTGTTCTGAACTCTAAAAAAATTAGAGTTGGACTTGGAACTACAACAGGTGATACTGGATATGAAGTTGGTAATACGTTCTTCCAGTTAGGAACTCAGGCAAGTGGTGATTTGGTTGGGGTTGCGGCAAAAGCAACTACAATTACAGTCTCTAATCCTGGAATTGGATACACTCCTTCTACAGGATCTAGATCCTTTAATAGTGTTAATTTAGTTACTTTAAGTGGTAATGGAAGAGGCGCAGTAGCAGATGTGTTTGTAAATGCTGGAGCAATTGGAGTTGCAACAATTACAAACGGTGGTTCTGGTTATCAAGTAGGTGACGTAGTTGGTATTTCTACGATTGGTATTGCAACCGTTGGTAGAAATTCAAGACTAACAATTACTGGAATTGGAATGACAAGTGAACTTGTCTTTGAAAATGTTCAGGGTGAGTTTGTAACAGGCATTGGCAACACCTTAATGTATGTAAATAGCGCAGGGGTTACCACTCAGTTTAACTTTAAAGATGCTGTGGGTGTTGGAAATACAATTTCTAATATTATCACTGATGCCGATGGTTTGCATATTAAGGTAAATCATAAAAATCATGGTATGTATTTCACTGATAATAGAGTTGCTATTAGTGATGTTCAACCTGATATTAAACCAACAAAACTTTCTGCAGAATTTTCTATTGGTTCTACTGGTGAAATTTCTGTTAATGCTGGAACTAATTTTGGAACTTTTGAAAATGTTGGTGTTGGAACAACAAATGTTGGATTCTTAAAGATTGGTAATGAGATTATTGAATACACCAATGTAACTGGAAATGTTATTGGTGGAACTATTACTAGAGGAAATAATCAATCTAACTATCCAGTTGGAACACCTGTATTTAAATATGAACTAGGTGGAGTTAACTTACATAGAGTCAACAAAACTCATAACTTGAACGATGTGACAGTGGATAATCCAATTACGTTTGATTCATATAATGTAAAACTTGATATGTCAGAAACCTTTAATACAGGAACTGGTACAAGTGCAGATGATAGAAGTAATGATGTCGGTCTTCCTAAGTTGTTTATGAATAAAACAAAAACTGCTGGTGGATATGACATTAGAGCATCTCAAAATATGCCATTTGAAATTCTTACACCAATCATTCAAAATGTAACAGTGCGTGGCACCTCACTTAATGCTGAGGTAAGAACAATATCAAGTCAAAGTATAAATGGAAATGAAATTCCATTTATTGATGAAGGATTTACTGACCTCAATATTAATACACCTAATTATTTTGAATCTCCAAGAATGATTTCGTCTAAGGTTAATGAGACTGCAAAACTTGACAATATTCCTGGAAATAAATCCTTGAATATGAGAATGTTCCTTGGAACAGTTGATACAAGAGTAAGTCCAGTGATTGACGCACAAAGAGTTTCTGTTATTACAACATCAAATAGAGTTAATAGTGCAATTACTAACTATGCAACTGATTCAAGAGTAAATACTCTTAGAGAAGATCCTACAGCATGTCAATACATTTCTAAAGAAGTTGTATTGGAGAATCCTGCGTCTTCACTTAAGATTCTTGTTTCTGCTCATGTTAATGCACTATCCGATATTAGAGCATTATACGCTATCAGTGATAAGCAAGGATTTGATCCTATCTTCCAACTGTTCCCTGGTTATGATAATTTAAACACTAGAGGTCAAGTAATTGATTCAAGTTTGAGTGATGGTCAATCAGATACTAAAATGATCAAATCTAATAACTATAATTTTGATAGTTTAAATCTTGATTATAAAGAAATGACATTTACTATCGATCAATTACCTGCATTTAGATCGTATAGAATTAAACTTCTCCTCACATCTACAAGTCAGGTATATGTTCCTAGAGTTAAGGATCTCAGAGTTATTGCACTTGCATAATGGAAAAGTATACAGTTGAGGGTCACTCCGATTTAGCGAGAGACCCTAATAATGGATCTATCATTAATGTAAATAAAACTGAATATAATCAATATCTTGCGAGACGTGAAGTGAAAAGCGAAAAGACTCAAAAAGTACAGAACATTGAAGATGAACTTGCTAACATGAAAGGTGACATTGACGAAATCAAATCATTACTAAAGGAGTTATTACATGGATCCAGATAGCATTGAACTAAGCAATCTGTCAAAACAATTTGCTTACACTAAATTAGCATCACAGATAGATAGTTGTGATGATCGTGAAGAACTTAGAAATATTGCAAAATCTTTTGCAAAATTATATTATAAACAACAAGAAACAATGTCGGTAATAGGTATCCCTAATGGCTAGTAATAACATTACTTTTGATCCAGATTCTGGAATTCCTTATGGTGCTAATTTGAGTATCTACACTGGCGGAGACTTTAAAGCAAAATTTAATGTATTAAATACAGCAAATTCAGCATTTAACTTAAGTGGATATTCTGGGTCTGCTCAAATAAGAAAGAGCACTTCTATAGGGTCTACGACTGTACCTGCTGCAACTCTTACAGTTGGAATCACTAGTGCCTTAGGTGGTGTTATGGAAGTTTCTATGGGGTCCACAGATACAAGGAACCTCGCTGAGGGAAGATATATGTATGATGTGCTCGTAAGTTCTGGAGCAACTTACTATAATATCGTAAATGGAAATGTATATGTTTATCAGGGTATTTCCTCTGCCCCATAAATAATTAAAAAGTAGTGAATAGATGGCACAACCTGCAAGTAGGACAGACCTCATAAACTATTGTAAAAGACAGTTGGGTGCTCCTGTCTTAGAAATTAACGTCGCTGATGAGCAAGTTGATGACTTAGTTGATGATGCACTACAGTATTTTCATGAACGACACTTTGATGGTGTGGAATCAACATATTTAAAATATAAAATTACTCAAGCAGATATAGATAGAGGGCGTGGTAGAGGTGGTGATAATCCAGTTGGTATTGTAACAACTAGTGCTGAAACAACTATAGCAGGAACTGCTACTACTTTTTCTTATGAGGAAAATAGCAATTATCTTCAAGTTCCTCCAGCAGTTATAGGTATAAACAAAATTTTTAAATTTGATGGATCTAACACTGTAACTAACAACATGTTCAGTGTAAAATATCAACTTTTTTTAAATGATATCTACACATTTAGTTCAATGGAGGTTTTGACTTATGGTATAACAAAAAGGTATCTAGAAGATATTGATTTTCTTTTGACTACAGAAAAGCAAATAAGATTTAACCAGAGACAAGATAGATTGTATCTTGATCTTGATTGGTCAAGTGTAACAGTTGATGATTATATAATAATTGATTGTTATCGTTTATTAGATCCTAATGATTATGGAAGAGTTTATAATGATTCATTTTTAAAACGATACTTGACTGCCCTGATAAAAAGGCAATGGGGTCAGAATTTAATTAAGTTCCAAGGTGTTAAACTACCAGGCGGAATTGAACTAAACGGGCGTCAAATTTATGATGATGCCGATAAAGATCTTGAAATAATTAGAGAGCAAATGTCAAATACTTATGAACTTCCTCCTTTTGACATGATAGGTTAATATCATGGTATTAAATCCTTTTTTCACCCAAGGCACATCATCTGAACAAAATCTTGTTCAAGACTTGATAAATGAGCAATTAAGAACTTATGGAGTAGAAATATTCTATATTCCTAGAAAGTTTATTACTGAAAAATCAGTTATTCGTGAAGTGGTCCAATCAAAATTTGATATGGCACTTCCACTTGAGGCATATATTGATAATTATGATCAATATTCTGGCGCAGGTAATCTTCTCTCTAAATTTGGAATTGAATCTAGAGATGAAGTAAGACTTGTGATATCAAGAGAAAGATATGAAAACTATATCTCACCTTTGATCGAAGATCAAGCAAATATTAAATTATCTACAAGACCAAAAAGTGGTGACTTAATTTGGTTCCCGCTTGATGATAGAATTTATGAAATTAAAGATATTGAGTACGCAAAACCATATTATCAATTACAAGACCTTTATACATATGAGTTAACTTGCGAACTCTTCCGCTATGAGGATGAAGTTCTTGCTACTGGTATTGATGAAATCGATAACAATTTAGTTGGTGATGATCCAGATGGAACGACCGAAGATGGAATCAGCACTGTTCAGGGTGTAACACATACTCTAACATTAGTTGGTACAGGTGTAACCGCTACTGCTGTTACAGGTATTATTACATCTGGTGGTATAAGATTCATTAACGTTACCAACAGAGGTGGAGGATATGGAGAAATTCCAACTGTTGCTATATCTTCCGCTCCATCTACAGGCATAACTGGTATTGCTACTGCTACCATGATTGGTGGTATTAACGTATGCAATCTTAATGCTAATCCAAGATTACAGTCGGTGCAAACTGTTCCTATCACCAACCCAGGTGCAGGATATACAGTTGCTCCTAAGATTAAATTCTATGGTGGAAAGGGTGGCACAGGTGCCGCTGCAACCTCAGGAATTGCTGACGGCACAGTAGGAATTATAACTGTTAGCTCTGGAGGAAGCGGATACACTAC